GGTAAACTTACAGCGAATAACTGTGAAAGTTTAACCAAACAAAACTTGATTAATGAATTTTCAAGTTTATTCAATGAAGATAATTATAGATTTTCACCAAGAATGTTTCAGAAGGCTTGTGAGCTTTCAAGAGATTTTAACAACATAACAGCTAAAGCGAGGTAAATATGAATGATTACAGAATATTCAATCCAATATTTGATGAAGATATGATTGATAAATTAGATATTGAATTACTAGACGAAGATTTCATTGAGCAAGACGCACTCACATATTCTGAGCAATTAGAAATCAACAGAGGTTTAGCACAATGGTTAAAATAAAAGATACTAAAAGCACTCAATCATTTACAGATTGGGTGCTAGACTTCCAAGAGCAACACCAAGAATTATTATCTGAAAATAACTACGAAGATATTATACTTGAGAAGGCTGTGGATAACTTTGACAAATAATGTTTGACAATATCCTATATTAGTTTATAGGGTATTATCAAGTATTATGTGGTTTAATACTTGGCTTAAATTATGTGAGGTAATTCTAGCTTTAACACTAACAGTAATGAGATGGAAACAACAAATTCCAAACTTGTTAAAGTACTTTCATTATGGCTTATGATGTTATTGTCTAGGCTAGAATTATAACTCACAATCTAACAGGAGTCTTTTATGACTTTACTACAATTTATACGACAACCTGTCTTTAACTTATCTAATGAGCAAATTAGAAATGTGTTAGACGATAGTCAACTACCAAATGGTTGGTCAGCAACTATGGTACAAAGATTTATTAATCAATGTCCATATGACAATCTAGTAGATTCACTCAATGACAGCTATTATGATTTGAGAAATTGCCATGATTGTGGCGATGCTATGTATGATGATGATGCCTACTTATGTTATGAGGGTGATTATACGATTTGCTCTGATTGTTCAGATTCTAATTATTATTATTCAGAGAATCGTGACACATATATTCATAATGATGATTATGATGAGTATGATTCTGACTATGATGATGAGGGTTATTCTGGTGTTCACAGATACGAAACAAATGTCCTTGACCACCTTGACTTCCAACTCACAGCTAGTGAGCAACAGCAACAAAACAAGGGTAAGAAACTCTTGTATTGTGGTGTTGAATTAGAGGTCGAGAGGAGAAACGATTGTCCAGATGATATTGCCCACCATATCAATACATCTGTACTACCAGACTTTGCTATCTGTAAATCAGATGGCTCACTTGACAATGGCTTTGAGATTGTGACAGCACCAAGTACTTATGCTATGCACAAAAAGAATTGGTCAAAGTTCTTTGATGACGAGCAATGTCGAGACAATCTGAAGGGTTGGTCGACAGATACAGCAGGACTTCATATTCACTTATCAAGAAATGCTTTAACACCTTCAGAGATTGGTAAAATACTTATATTTATCAATGACGAAACCAACAAAGATTTCATTGACCAGATTGCTGGTCGCTCATCTCATCAATGGGCAAAGAAATCGCCCAAGAAAATTACAGATGCTTTCAATTCTTCAGACAAGTATGAGGCTGTCAATACATCACACAGGAATACAATCGAACTTCGTATCTTTCGTAGTAATGTATCCAAGCATGGTTTCTTTCGTGTCTTAGAATTTGCATTTGCATTATCTGACTTTGTCAAATCAACTTCAATAGCTTTGACAAGTTTACACTACACAGCTTTCTTTCGTTTCATGTCTAGACCAGAAAACAAATCGACTTACCCAAACTTATCAGCTTGGTTAATTCGTAAAGGTCACATCAATGGAAAGCCTTCACGCTCAATTAGTGAGCAAGAAGAACTAACTAGCACAGCTACTAACTAGAAAGGGTAACATATGTGTTTAATTATTAAAACTGACAATCCAAGTCAACTACATAGTGGTTTATTAGAAACTGCTTACGAAAACAATCCAGATGGTTTTGGTGTAATGTTTTGTAACAATGGCAAACTACACACTCACAAAATCGTACCCAAGACTTTCAAAGATGTTGAAAAGCTATGGGATAAATACAAGAATGTTGATTCTGGTATGGGTATCCACTTCAGATTCAACACCAATGGAGATACTAACCGAGCTATGTCGCACCCTTTTGAAGTCTTATCCAAAGCCAAAGGTGATGACAGAGATATGTGGGTAATGCACAATGGACCTCAACTTCCTACACCCATGATTGACAACAACAAATCTGACACACATCAGTTTGTCAAATGGGTATTACGACCACAACTCTCAGCCAATCCCAAACTACTACACAATGCAGAGTGGCAAGAAATGATTGAGGAACTTATTGGTACTGACAAGTTATTATTTCTTGATGGCAAAACCAAAGAGTTTGTCATCTTCAACGAATCTGAGGGCAAAGATATGGACAATGTAGGTTGGTTATCCAATACCTATTCTATCCAACCTTCTAGCTATGGTGTGCGTGACAAGTACTACGACTTCGAAACTAACACCATGAAAGATGTTGCCAAAGACAAATACACTTGGGCATATGATGATGAAGATTGGGCATACTCTAGCTATGGTGGTGGCTATCGTACAGTACCACGACAAAAATTCACAGGTCAGACATCTGGCAAAGTCATAGACTACACAGCCGACAAAGGGGGGCAAGTAGATACTAAAGCTGTCGAAGATGATAGCTTGATGTACAATGGCAAACATCTACAATGGGATGACCTGTGTACTAGAGACAGAGAAGAACTTGTCGAACTATGCGAAGAAAATCCTGTGGGTGTAGCAAGTTACATTCACACCAACATTACAGGGGGCAACTAATATGGACTTCACACCTAACATTAACTACTCTTACAATAACGAATACATCTTTGGTATTCCATTCAACAAAAGCTACCAACTACTATGTCGCACCACACGAACTATAAATGGTGTGACCGAAGATGTCTGGGCAAACACCCAGAAAATGTATGCTAGTGGAGAAATGTTTCCTAGATTCATGCAACTATCTGACATTGAGTTTGGTGTTATGAAATCTAACAAAGAGATAATCTTCAACACCACCAATACAGATATGAATATACCCAAGAAAAACTATACACATTTTATTATCAAGGGTACAGCAATATCAAATGGAGAGTGGCACAGATTATCTACACCTCAAGATACTGTTAGGTGGTCTGCATTTGAACTCAAACACCTACGACACAATCGTACCATACAGCAATCTTATCCACACATGATGAATAGATTACAGAATACTTATGATTCTGGTCAGACATTGTGGTCAAAGCTATGCGACTATTCTCTTAGAACTGTGAGAGAGATAACAACTAGGCAAAGATGTCAAGCTGTAACAAAAGAATTATCCAGACAGAGATACTTCAACAACTTCAAGCTACCTCGTACAGCTAAGACTATTCAGTTTGAGACTATACAGTACGAAGTATCTGCTAGAAAGAAGAGAGGTTTGTCTCTTGGTACACCTCGTGTCAAAGGACAATCAGTAATATCATCTGTGTTCAACTATCCATTAGAGAACAATCACAGATACACATTGAATTGGTCATCACTACGACACGCACATAATGGTTATGCAGTATAATACCGATTGTATACCGAAAGATTCCGATAGGTACTGATATCGAGGTAAGTGGGGTAATGACTATCTCTTATATATAAAATATATATATATATAATAAAAATTGTATGTATATAGTAATATATAGGAGTCTTCCGCCACCCATTCTACCAAAAGCGTACCTCTCGGTATCTATCGGTAGTCTATCGGTATAATGCCTAATTATTTTATTGACAAAAGAAAGGATTATGATATGATTACATTTACAATATTTGCACTAGGACTAGCTACAGGAATGTTGGCTACTTATATTACATACTGCATATGGGTAATCTGTATGTGGATAATTAATCAGAAGAGAGGGATATGATATGGAAACTATATTAACTTATATAATCTTAATTGTTCTTGGTACTCTCGTACTTTGGTGGGGAACAACAAGATGAGACTAGATAAACACTTACCACCCAACGCAATACAGGTCAGATATGTACACCCATACTATGAAGGGGTGTATGATGATGAGGATAACTTTGTAGAAGAATACTGCACCAATGAAAGTACAGCTACCGATGTATACAAACTAATCAGAAAAGCACATAGGGAAAAACAATCTTACTACTACCGAAGAAGAACTAGAGGTTTATCATCTGAAGATGCTAGGAATTATGGCTCTTGGGTAGACAGACAGCACACTACCGACACACCTAAATACAACATCAAGGTCAGGAAACTTGGTCGCAGAGTTGTCATTGAATACAACCCAGAGTATGCACTCAAGATGTTTGAGATACAAAAACAAAAACTAATCAATGCAAACAAACCCAGACACAGATCTGCCCCAAAGGTATTTATGGATGCCCAAACAGCCGCACAAGAACGAGCTAGGGTAAGTATAGAAGATATGTTTAGAGACATGGAGTTAGATACATCATTACTACCATCAGAAAGGAATGAACATGAATGAGATAGGACAGAAAGTATCCAAGAAAGATTTGAATCTCGTACAAGTAGAATGGCTCGACGCAATGTCGGATGATAACACTTGGCAAGAACTAGATGAACTACGAAAACAAAAGCTAAGACCTGTCACCTGTGTCGGTTGGCTGCTAACACAAAATTCAGAGGTGACTATACTTATATCATCATTCGATGAAGATAGTCAATGTGGTGGTGGGGGTACAGTTATACCTACTAACTGCGTACAAAAAATTACGAAGGTAAGGGAGAAAAATGACGACACAAACAACTAGCCTATTTGTATATGGCACACTCAAGAGGGGGCACAGATTGAATAGTGTGCTAGGCGGCGGCTCAACTTTGATATACCCTGCCATAACACTATTAAACAACTACGACTTACAGGGATATGCCGACGCATTTCCTATAATGACACTAACAGAAGAAGGAGAAGGATACAGAATATTGGGAGAACTATATTCAGTAATGCCCTCTGTCATGGATAGGGTAAACTCTATCGAGGGTGGTGCGGGTTACATACCATACATAGTAGATGTGAGACCGATAGATTCTAATGAGAAAAGAGTAGAACAAGCAATCACATTTATCTATCCTAACACCGACAAGTACATGACCTTATCGCCTATCAATTCTACCAAGATGTCTGACATAACAGGGGAAGTAAAGGTGTGGGCATGATGCATTTTGTAACAAGTCTGATGATGATTATATGTTTGACTTGCATACCAACGGCACTTATGATAGGAGTGTTTACCGATCCTTACTACAGGAATCCGCTTGTATTTGGGATACTAATTTTTACAGTTATGATAGGAGTATTTATATGGCAAGAGACCCATACAAGAAAAAAATAGAAAAAGAAGAAGATATAATTGAAGACGGAGATTTTGTTTTAGATGGATACAGTATTCATTTAGACAAGAATGTTGCAAAACACAATGATGATTTGGAACAAGATATAAACGATTACGAAGATATACAGGAGGACTATGCCTTTCAATCCGAAGACACACAACCTATTGCAGTCGACAGATTTGTCAGTCGCTTTGGAAAAAGCCGTCGATCATCTAGATAACTCAGAGACAGACGAGCCATTTATTTGTGTAAAAACTGATAAGCCTTTCTCATTGAAGATGAGGTTTCATCAATACATCAAAGCCTTTAAGGTGCAGATGAAAGATGTAGCAGAGGTAGATGAGAATAAATATGACCACCTTACCTTTACCGATGAAGGAGATAAAGAATTAATTATTACTTCTTCCTTAGAGAAAGACCAATTAGTATTACTAACAGATGAAGGAGACATACTATGAAGAAGAAAGATAAACAACTAGAGGATGATGTAAAACTTTTTGCAGATTGCTGTTCTGATTTGAAAAAACCAATAGCAGAATTATCCAAGAAGTATCCTATAAACATGATACACTCAGCACTCATGGAAGTAGGACTTCGTATGTCTATGCTTAGCATGGGTACAGAAAATACTATGGCTATCTTTGAAACAATTATGAGTAACTTAGGTGGCTATGGTACACTCATAGACCAAGACACTCGTGCCATGAGGGAACGAGGTGAAGATGAACTAGATGCAATAGAGAATTGGGAATACAATGTCAACATCAGCAAGACCATCCATTGACCATGTGCCAACACAGTTAAAGTATTGGGCAGACAAAATGTACGACGCAGAATTTGAAGACAGGTGGAGAGCCTATCATGAGGCTAGGACTATCTACTTAATGTACAAAAGACTTAACGATGAAGGAATAGAATATGAACCAAACTTTTAGAAAGATAACTCCGAATAGTGGAGCCTCTTGGTATGTAAAATGGACAGCAAGTATTATTATGATAGTAGGCATGGTTATGACAGCTATAGAATTTACACCATTTAATTTATTCTTTCACTTGGGCGGAGTCACAGGTTGGTTTATTGTAGGATGGATGTGGCACGACCGAGCACTGCTAACAGTTAACTCAATAGCCATGTTCATATTCGCAGTAGGTATCTTGTTAAACTTTTAGCTTGACAATTTATTTACATATGATAATATATAAAGAAAAGGAGAACTCATGACAATAGATATAACTGACTACGATAGACTTACATCGGACAATCAAGTAAGACTTTTAAATATACTTCTTGATACAAATAAAAAGCTAGAAAGAATAGCCATTGCCTTAGAAGAAAAAGAAAAGGAGAGCAAATGAAATATGATGTAACGACTAGCCATATGTTTACACAGCATTGGATTGTTGAAGCTAAAGATAAAGACCAAGCGGCGGAAAAAGTTGCCAACGGCAAAATAAAATTTGATAAAACTTCCAGAAAGTTTGTATCTGATAAACTAACAATGGGGTTAGTCACAATACCAGATGTAGCCATTCGTTCTGTAGAACCTCTCGAAGGTCAAGAACAAGGCTTTGAAACATTTGATGTAGATGTACAGGGAAGTTATGGAGGTACAGACCCAGAATGATTATAGATGTTAGAAGTGACGAGTGTGTTTATATTACTATAAATAATACTGTGTATTATATTGATGATTCAACAGGCGAACGCATTATGAAAAAATGGAAAGAAGAAAAATAAAATGAAAAATGTATTAGCAACCTTTACCATACAAGACAACGGCTATGAATACTTTGACTATGCCCTCTTTCCAAGAGGGATGTCTAATGATGAGATGTTAAAAGAAATGTTTGAACCTGTTGATGATAATGAGGATAGAACATTTAAGATATATAAGTTACAAGAGGTAACCAAAGAAACAGAAGATGTGTTAAGAGATTTACACATAGCATTTTAAGGGGGCACATGAAAGAGCCAAAAGAAATACATTTAATGGATAAGCAAATAATTATAAACATCATGGATAAGATAAAAGAACAATACAATGTAGACAATCTAAAAGAAGATTCATTGGATGCTTTTCTACATCTGTGGGATGAATTAAAGGAGGCTATCTATGCCAAAAAAAGATGATGAGTTGGTCATACCAACAGAACTATTAGAGAAAGACCCTAATGAACTTGCACAAAATGAGAGCGAGATACAAACGATAATATCGTATCTACAAAAAACTCGTGAGAATATTAGGTCAGCAGAAAAAGCAGGTAAGAGAATTACTAGCAAGACAGCAAAGGTAAAGACACCCGAGCCCGTAACACAAGGCAGTATACTTGATGTACTGATTAAGGATGTATAATGGAATTATTAGACTCAGTTAAGTTACCAAAGTATGTATACGAAGACGGTAAACCTAGACAGAATGTATGGGATACTTCAAGCCTATCATCTTTCCTAGCTTGCCCTCGTCTGTATAATCTTACAAACCTAAATGGTTACAAGATGAAGTCATACGGCACAGTAACAGGATTTGGGTCAGCGGTACATGACGGTTTTGAAATACTGGACACAGGAAAGTTTAACAAAGAGAGCAAAGAAGAATCCATAAATAAAGCTATCAAGTATGTGCTAGAAACATATGGAGAAGATTTACAAAGTGCAGAAGATAAAGCAAGGGGACTTGAGGCGGCACTCAGAGCCATAGTATGGAGAGCAGAAGAATATTGGGATGACACCATTACAATAGCTTCCATGCCCGATGGTGCCCCCTGTCTCGAAACAAGATTTGAAGTACCCTTTGGTAATCACAGGTTCTCTGGTCGTATAGATAAGATAGTTTTATTTGCAGGGGAGTTATACTTGTGTGATACAAAGACAACTAAAGCGGCGTTGAGTGAGCAATATTTTAAAATGTACAGACCAAACAACCAGGTGTATGCATACTTGTGGGCGGCTCGTGAAATCATGGGGTTACCTGTTAAAGGTTTTATTATTGAAGGAGTGCAAACAGGTGCTAACTTCTGTAGATTTAATCGTACAGTATTTAATGTATCTAAAACTTCTATTAATGAATGGTACATGGATGCACAGTACTCATTATCTGTAGCGGATTCTTTTTGGGATGCGGGTTACTACCCTGCAAACTTTACCGCATGTGGTAACTATGGTGGCTGTAAGTTTAGAGAAGTGTGTGGCGAATCGCCAGAACATAGGACTACATTACTTAACGAAGACTTTGATAGGCAAGTGCATGAAAGTCTACATCAAAAGGGTGAGTTAATTCATGCAGAAGATTTATTTAAAAAACAAAATAAAAAATAATTGTTGACAATTTTTGTCAATATGCTATTATTACAATACAGGAGATAAATATGGCAAGTATTAGAAATCATACATCAACTGATGTAACTAAATTACTTCTCGTTGGAGATAGTGGCTCGGGTAAAACTGCAACGCTAGCAACACTAGCTAATGCAGGTTACAACCTACGCATACTAGACTTTGATGATGGGTTAGCTATCTTACCAGAGTTCTTATTAGACTCAGCGGTAGATAGAGTAAGTTTCGTAACACTAAAAGATCCAATAGGCAAAGCAGATGCATTTCGTAAAAGTGCAAACTTAATTGGTAATTGGAAAGATGGTGACGAAGACTTTGGGCCTGTTAATAAATGGACAAGTAAAGACGTTCTAGTTATTGACAGCTTAACATTGATGGGTGAAGCGGCTTTAAGGGGGGCACTATCGTTTAATAACAAGAAGCCTACCGACCAAGCTACTCAACCAGAGTGGGGAACCGCCGCTCGTGATGTGCAAAACATTGTTCAATATATAACAGGTTCAGAAGTTCCGTGTAATGTGGTAGTGACCACACACATGCAATACATGGAAGGAGACACGGGAGTTTCCAAGGCATACCCAACTAGTGTCGGGTCTAAACTATCTACTAAACTGGGTAGGTATTTTAACTGCGTGTGCAGAATAGATACTAGAACATCCAGTAAGGGAACTGAGCGTACCTTACGAACTGTTTCAGATCATAGAATGGATTTAAAAGTAACGGCTCCAAGTTTACTTGAGGCAAACGTTCCTTTAGATTTAGCTAAGTTATTTGAAGCTATTCAAACAAGTGCTCGTAAAAAATTGTCGAAAGACAATGTCATTAACATCAAAACAGGAGGTAAATAATGGCAGATATTCAAAACTTTTTAACCATGCATCCAGACGATATACCAGAAACGCAGGTGCTACCAGAAGGTAGTTACGACTTCGTTATCACTAGTTATCGTTCGGATAAAGTTGGTGAGAAGCAAAATGAGATTGTGCGTATCAACGTAAAGGCTCAAGCAGTTCTGGAATCAGACATCACAGATGGTGATTTGGAAAACTGTGAACCAACCAGATTGGAGTTCTGGGCTACTAAAAATGCTCTGAAACAGGGTAACCCTGTTATCTCATTGAAATCTTTCTTGTTTAGTGCTATGGGCATGGACAAGGTTGGCTTTGGTGAAGCATTGGAGCAATGCATTGGTCAAACATTTAGCGGTGTTGTGAAACACGAAATGGTTGGCAGAAATAAAGATATACTGCAGGCTTCGGTCAGTCGTATATTGAAAGCGGCATAATCATATGGGTGAGTATGCAGTGCACAGAAGAGTTGCGTCACAACTTGTAGATAAACCACAGATCTGCATTGTTATGGATCATCCTTCCAACGACGAAGTACGTTTGAATAAAATACTTGCAGGTGATTTTATTATAAGCAGAATCTGTACACAAGTCGGTATTGACATTAACAAATGCATGCTCACCCACGCATTCCAACTAAAGCCTGCACAGGACAACTTACAAAACTTCTTTCACAAAAGAAGTGAGTACAAAGCTTTATGCAAAGACTCTGAGTGGAGAACGCCTTATCCGATTACCACCTATGGATACCTCAAACAGGAGATGGGTCAAGACTTAGAACGTTTGTATAATGAAATCAATGAAGCACAGCCTAACGTAATTATTGCAATGGGTAGTATTTCATTGTGGGCACTGACGGGCTTTGATAAGATTGGTGTGTATCGGGGTGCTGTGATTGAATCTTCTACGGATTCTCTTAACAGAAATTACAAAATTATACCTTCTTATAGTCCGTCAGCCGTCTTTAAAAATTATGGATTTAGATATCATCTTTATTCAGATTATAAAAAAGCAAAACGAGAATCAAGAACATCAAAGATAAATTACGAAGAACGAGAACTTTGGATAGAACCAAGCATAGAAGACTTATATACATTTGAAAGTAAATACATCAAAGATTTGGGTGACACCAAGCCTTTATCATTCGACATTGAAACAGCAGGCGGGCAGATAACTTGTATTGGGTTTGCCCCCTCCTTAAACCACGCAATCGTTGTACCATTTACATATAACTATTGGGCTGAACCCGATAGGAAAAAAGCTTGGGCATGGGTTAAGAGATTATTAGAAGACGAGACCATAGTTAAAGTTGCACAGAACCAGACATATGATGTGTCATGGTTGAAGTATATGCAAGACATAGAAGTCAGAGGAACGATCCACGACACTATGCATGCACAACACTCATTGCAACCAGAACTAGAAAAAGGTCTTGGATTCCTGGGCTCCACATACACTAACGAGGGTGCATGGAAAACTTTAGCCAAGTTTTCTGACAGCACAAAAGCCGATGAGTAGTGAAACGACCCAATTTTTTCTCAGCTAAATCCATAGATAAAGTATGGGATCAGCAATCCGAATCTTATGTAAGATTGTGGCGAGCCGTCCTTGACCAACTGTTGCAAGATTTATTGTATGAAGGTAATGGTAAAGAAGATAGGAAAGCCCACATATATTCGTGGCAGTGGTTTGATAAAGATATAGAAGACTTTGAATCGGTGTGTGACTTGGCTGATTTAGATGCGGCTAGAACAAGGACAGAGATTAACAAACTAATGGAGAAGGTATATGGCAGTAACTATAAACGAAAATTTGAAGAAAGCAAAAGAGCTATTGAGTGGCGACAGAGAAAAAGAATACGGAAACAAAAAAGCCAATCATGAAAACATAGCTAAACTTTGGACTGCTTATCTTAAGACAGAAGTTTCTGCCCACGATGTAGCTATCTGTATGCTACTACTAAAAGTTGCACGACTACAACAAGGAACTCCTAGTGCCGATACATATATTGATATGGTAGGGTACTCGGCTATTGCAGGAGAGATATGCGAATAATTAAAAATACAGAAATAGGCAAACACGAGTTATCTAAGAATCAAATGAATTGGGTGTACTGTGCTTTAGATTGCACACTTACTCATGAGATATGGACAAAGATTTACGAAGAGTTGGATGAAGAAGTAAGGGGCACATATCAATTTGAATTAAACAGCTTAAAGCCTGCGATGAGTATGATGTTAAAAGGACTCAAAGTAGATGAGGAGAAAGTACGTAGTATAAAGGAACCTCTTAAGAAGAATAGATTAAAACTAGAACGTATGTTACATTTGTTTGCCAATGCTGTATGGGGTAAAGATTTAAATCACAACAGCCCTGTTCAACTTAAAAAACTTTTATACGAAGAACTAAACTTACCACCTGTTGTTTCCTACAAGGGGGGCAAGCAAAAGATATCTACAGATAGAGCGGCGTTGGAACAATTATCAGAAACATATCCAAGAGCCAAACCATTCTGTTACACCATACTAGCACTGCGTGATATCGACAAACACTTATCTGTATTGGCATCTACAAGAGACAAAGACGGGCGTATTCGTTGCTCGTACAATGTGGCAGGCACAGAGACAGGTCGTTGGTCTTCTTCAGAAAGGCCTTGGCGTACAGGTACTAACTTACAAAATGTGACTAAAGATTTACGCGCTGTATTCATACCTGACACAGGACAAAAAATGTTCTATGCGGATTTAGAACAAGCAGAATCTAGAGCGGTTGCATA